CAACAGCCCGATCAACATTGGAGCTACGCCGGCGGAACAGCAGGCTTTGGTTGCAATCTTCTCGCAGCAGATTGCGGTCACCGGCGAGGCGCGAGCCAAAGCTGAAGCGCGCGCGGCCGAACTAGCGGCTCAACTCGGGTTCACGCAGGGAGCGGTGATCAGCTTCTTCCGTATCGTGGGCGAGCAGGACGTGCCGCTGGAGCAGATTGGGACGAAGCTGGGCGAGATCGCGGCGAAGCATCGGGCCTTGATGGAGCGCTGGTCGGTGCTGGACGCGGCGGATCCGGCGACGGCGGCGCTCGCGGCCCAGGCCAAGGCAGCGATCGATGCGGGCCGCTACGATGAGGCGGATGCGTTGCTGCTGCGCGCGCGGGACCAGGAGATTGCCGCCGCCCGGCAGGCCGAGCAGCTGGCCCGCGATGCGCAGCAGGCTGCGGAGCGACGCTGGCTGCACGCGGCGGAGGCCGACGGCAAGCGGGGCGATCTGGCGATGACACGGCTACGCTACGTTGATGCAGCCCAGCATTATGCTGCTGCAGCCGGCAGCGTTCCGGCGGCCCGGCAGGACGAGCGTCGGAAATACTTGAAGCAGGAGGCGATTGCGCTCTTCACACAAGGGGACGAGCGCGGAGACAACAAGGCTGCGGCACTAGCTATCGATCGGTTCACGGCACTGGCTGGTGCCACGGATCGCGCGGTCATGCCGCTCGACTGGGCAAGAATGCAAATGGGCCTCGGGACAGCGCTTTTGAAGCTTGGCGAGCGCGAGGCCGGGACGAGGCATCTGGAAGAGGCGGTGGCGGCCTACCGGTTGGCGTTGCAGGAATCGACGCGCGAGCGGGTGCCGCTCGACTGGGCGCTGACGCAGATGAACCTCGGCCTCGCGCTTTGGAGGCTTGGCGAGCGCGAGCCGGGGACGAGGCAACTGGAAGAGGCGGTGGAGGCCTACCGGTTGGCGTTGAAGGAATCGACGCGCGAGCGGGTGCCGCTCGACTGGGCGCGGACGCAGGTGAATCTAGGTTTGGCGCTTTGGACGCTTGGCGAGCGCCAATCGGGCACAGGTCGCCTGGAGGAAGCGGTCACGGCCTACCGGCTGGCACTGCAGGAAACGGCGCGCGAGCGGGCGCCCCTGCAATGGGCGCTGACGCAGATGAACCTTGGCTTGGCGCTTTGGAGCCTTGGCGAGCGCGAGTCAGGCACGGGCCGCTTCGAGGAAGCGGTGACGGCGTATCGGTTAGCGCTGCAGGAGTCGACACGCGAACGGGTACCCCTCGACTGGGCGGCTACTCAGATGAATCTTGGGTTAGCGCTTTGGAAGCTAGGCGAGCGCGAGGGGGGAGGTGGGCAACTCGAAGAAGCGGTGGCGGCCTATCGGCTGGCGCTGCAGGAGCTGACGCGTGAGCGAGTGCCGCTTCAGTGGGCCACTACGCAGATGAATCTTGGCAACGCGCTTATGAAGCTTGGAGAGCGCGAGGCGGGGACGGAGCGTCTGAAAGAAGCGGTGGCGGTCTACCGTCTGGCGCTGCAGGAATTAACGCGCGAGCGCGTGCCGCTCGGATGGGCGTTGACACAGATGAACCTCGGCATAGTGCTTTCGTTGCTTGGGCAACGCGAGGCGGGCACAGAGCGACTGGAGGAGGCCGTGGCGGCCTTCCGGCAGGCGCTGCAGGAGATGACGCGCGACCGAGTGCCGCTCAACTGGGCGACGGCGCAGATGAACCTTGCCGTGACCCTTGGGATGCTTGGCGAGCGCGAGACGGGAACGGCGCGCCTGATGGAGGCGGTGGCGGCCTTTGACACTTGCCTGACGGTCTTCGAATCCGCCTGGCCTGCAGAGCGGGTTCAATCTGTCCGGAGCCGCCGCGACGAGGCGAAAGCCGAGATCGCGCGCCGCGCATCTGCTCCGCATTCCGCCAACCCGCAGCCGGCCGCTCCAGCGGCTACGAAATAGTCATGATCCAACACAGCCATTCCCTTGCGTGCAACACCACGAGTGTCAGCGCGCGCAGTACCGCGCGAAGTGTGGGCCGCCGAGCCTAGCCGCCCGGGCCAAATGCAGGGTGCATGACACTCTTTCTGAGAAAAACCGAAGACGACGCTTGACGAAACTGAGCAATGTTGTGGCGTATGTGTGCCGACACTCACCAAGAGGTTCGGCATCATGGCTCATCAAAGCCTCCCAGCATCAAGCACTCTGAACAGCGGGAACGGGACAGCGGCGCGCGGCTCGGTCGACCTCGCCGAGGCCGTGGCGCTCATGGCGGATCTTGGCGATGCCGCTGACGAGGAGGCCGAAGAGACGGCGTCCGACGATGACGGCGAGGGCGACGACGCTGCGGCCGAAGGTGACGAAGAGGGGGTCGAGACTGCCAAAGACGCGGCCGACGAGGAAGCTGACTCGGCTGAAGACGGCGACGCCCCCGAATTCTGGAGGGCCGAGGACAAGGCGGCCTGGCGTGCCGTGCCGGCCGAGCTGCGGCCTGTCCTGAAGAAGTACGAGCAGCAGCGGGTCGAGTTCGCGAACGAGAAGGCCCGCGAGGCCGCGGTGGCGCGGCAACAGGCGCAGGAGGAGGTCAAGAAGTATGCCGACACCGTCACGCAGGCGGCGGCCTGGTGGCGGCAGGCCGGCCCCGCGCTCCAGCAGGCGTTCGCTGACAAGTGGTCCCAGGTCAACTGGACCGAGCTCGCCGAGAAGAACCCCGGCGAGTGGGCGCGGCTCAACCAGATGCGCCAGGACGAGGCTGCGTTGCTCACCGAGGCCAACCGGCGCGGGCAGGCCGACATGCAGGTGGCGCAGCGGCAGGCCCAGCAGCGGTTCCAGGAAGCCAAGCAGGCCGAGCACGCGAAGCTCGCGGCGAAGGCCCCGGAGTATTTCGGCCCCGATAAAGCGGCCACGACCTACAAAGACCTGGGTGACTTCCTGTTCGCCAAGGGCATCCCGGCCGACCGCATCAACCAGATCTATGAGGCCCCGATCATCGAAATGGCGCTCAGCGCCATGCGATTCGAGCAGGCCCAAAAGAAGGCTTCGCCTGTCCTGAGGTCATCCGAAGGAACCGTCGCCTCAGGCGCGGCGAACACCACCGCGAGAGCAACACCGACGCGCGTCGCGCCCGGACCGGCCCGCAGGACCGGCAACCAGGCCAGCGAGGCAGCTCGGCAAGTGGGCGAGCGGTTCAGAAAGAGCGGCGGGAACTCGATCGCCGATGCGGCCGAGCTGATCCGCCTCAACGGACTTTAATCACACCCTAGCTCATAGGAGGCTGCTTTGGCGGCACCGACCAATACGTTCACCAGCGGGAGCGCGATCGGCAATCGCGAATCCCTGCACAACATCATCTCGATCCTGAACAAGGACGAGTGCCCGTTCCAGGCCGCCATCGGCTCCGGGGACGCGGAAGCAACCTACGAGGAATGGCAGATCGACGCCCTCGGCAACGCCAATACCGGCAACGCCAACCTCGAAGGCGACGACAGCACCGCCGCTGCGATCACGCCCACGGCACGCGTCGGCAACCGTACGCAGATCCTGAAGAAGCCGTTCACGATCTCGAACACCCAGGAGGTCGTGAAGAAAGCCGGTCGCGACAGCGAAATCAGCTACCAGACCGCGCTGGCCGGCCGTCGTATCAAGATGGACCTCGAGTCGATCATCTCGCAGAACGTGGCCTCCAACGCGGAGGCCGGCGCCACGCCGCGCCATATGGGCGGCTTCGAGACCTGGCTGGTCACGAACGTGTCCCGTGGCGCCGGCGGCGCTTCGGGCGGCTTCTCGGCCGGCAACACCACGGCGCCGACCGATGGCACGCAGCGCACCTCGACCGAGGCGCTGCTCAAGCTCGTCATCAAGTCGGCGTGGACGCAGGGCGGCAGGCCGTCGCTGCTGCTGATGGGCGGCAGCGAGAAGCAGAACTTTTCGGGCTTCACCGGCATCGCCACCCAGTTCCAGGAACCCAAGGGCAAGATGGCCACGATTGTCGGCGCCGTCGATCGCTACGTGTCGGACTTCGGCACGTTCACGGCGGCCGCCAGCCGCTTCGTTCGCGGTCGCGAGATCAGCGTCATCGATCCCGCCCTCTGGCGCGTGCTGTGGCTGCGCAAGTGGAAGAAGGAAGAGCTCGCCAAGACCGGCGACGCTCGGAAATTCCACCTGGTGGGTGAAGTCACTCTCGAAAGCCGCAACGAGGCCGGCAGCGGCATCGTCGCCGACCTGCTCTGAACCTGATGGACGGGGAGGGCCCAACCCTCCCTTTCCGATCCCCACTCTAACCATGGAGGCTGAAATGGCCCGCAAGACCAACGAAGCGTCAGCCGAGATGAAGACGGTCGTGATTACCGCCGATCACGTCTTCCTGCCGCTCGATGAAGACGGCAACGCCGTCGTCGAATGGCGCGACTGTCCCGGCCGCGCCGACGAGCTCGGGAATTTCGAGCGCCCGCACCCGACGAAGGTGAACAAGCGCACCCGCCTGCAGGTCTCCACCGATCTGGCGGCGTTCCTGTCGAAGCGCGACCAGGCCGAGGTGCTGTGATGGCAAAGCTCGCCGCGAAGACACCCTCCCACCTCACCATCCATCGAGCGAAAGGATCCTACCGATGACCCGCAAACTGCAAAAAGCGTCGTCAGGGCGACGTAGTTCGGCTGAGACCCTCGCCGGCGGCAAGGACAAAACCAAATTCACGTTCCCTCTCGACAAGACCCGCGATCTGCCGGCGCGGTCGAGAGGCGGCTTGGGGCGGACCGAAAGCACGCCGAAACATATCACCCTCTTCAAGTCGAGAGACCGATGACGAAGCGGCTTCTTGGTTGGGATCGCGCCACCGGCCTTGCGAAGTGGTGGCATGAGGACGGCGACGACTGGGCGCAGGAAACGGTCCAGCGCGCCGCGCCGATTCTCGACCTCAACAAGGAAGCCCAGAACCACTGCAATCCCTACAACGCCGAGCGCGATGTCCGCATGGTGGCGCGCATCCCGCTGATCATCGTCGAGAAATGGCGCAACGAGCTCGGCGTCGATTACTGGAACCCTGACCATCAGGACAAGGTCGATGCCCTCCTGAACAGCAACGAATGGCGCTGGCTGCGCACCGATTGGGGAACGATCTGATGGCCGTCCAGATCAACACCTATGGCGGCCTCCGGGCGGCTGTCCTGTCATGGACGGGGCGGCCCGGTGACACACTGCTCGACGGCCGCTTCGACGACTTCCTCGCGAACTGCGAGCGCCGCATCTACTACGGCTACGCGACCGACGATCCCGGCAATCCGCTGCGCTCCGACCCGCTGCGCATCGTCGAGATGGAGACCGCCAACGCCAATTTCGCGCTGACCGCCGTCACGCCGCAGCCGACGGGGTTCCTCGAGCTGATCTCCGCGCAGCTCAACAGCCCGAATGCCCCGCTGCAGATCGTGAGCCAGCGCACGATCGACGGCTATGTGTCGACGACGCCCGACCAGCCGCGCCTGATCGCCATCAGCGGCACGAATTTCCGCGTCTTCCCCGATCCGGGTACCGGCGCTTACACGGCGACGCTGCGCTACTACCAGACGCTCGCGACGCCCGCCGGTTCGACCGTCAATGCCATCCTGAGCAGCTATCCGGACACCTACCTCTACGGCTGCCTGATCGAGGCTGCGATCTTCACGCAGGACGAAGGCGCCGCGGCGCGCTACCTGCAGCTCTACAATGCCGGCGTGGCGGGCCTCAACGCGCGCACGCAGCGCATCACGGCGTCGAGCGTGCCGGTCATCCGCATCCGGGCGGGGATGGCGCCATGACCGTCATCGCCTTCGCCGAATGGCGCCCTGACATGCCCGATCTCAGCCAGTGGGCGCGCGAGGCGTTGAACGTCGTGCCGGCCGAGGAGAGCTACGCGCCCTTGAATGCGCTCAACGGTGTTTCGAGCCCCCTCGTGGCGCGGGCACAGGGCGCTGCCTGGTTCCGAGGGACCGCGGGCGCGACGATGATGTTCGCAGGCGATGTGACCAAGCTCTATCTGCTGTCGGGCACGACCTGGAACGATGTCACGCGGCTGGCGTCGGTCCCCGCGCAGAACGCCCCCTCGACCTCGACGACGGGCGGCACGCTGGCGGCGGCCACCTACTTCTACGTCATCACCGCGCTCACGGCCGCCGGCGAAACCACGAAGTCGAACGAGCAATCGATCACGACCTCGGGTGCGACGAGCTCCAACACGTTGACATGGGCCGCCGTCTCTGGCGCCACCGGCTATCGCCTCTACCGCGGCACGGCGACCGGCGCGGAGAACGTGCATTACGCCGTCGGCGCGGTCACGACCTTCACCGATACAGGTGCCGCCGGAACGGCCGGGACGCCGCCGGTTTCCAACACGGCTGAGGTCGCCTATGGCCTCGGCGGCGACGGCAACTGGCGTTTCACCCAGTTCGGCACGATCGCGCTCGCCGTGAACGGCATCGACAACCCGCAAAAGTTCGATCTCAGCGTCGGCACGAACTGGACAGCGCTCCTGGGCACGCCGCCGGTCGCGACCTTCGTCACGACGGTCCGCGACTTCGTGCTGATGGGCAAACTCGGCACCACGCCGCAACGCGTGCAATGGTCGGGCCTCGACAATGCCGAGCTGTGGGGCTCGATCCCGGCCAACCAGGCCGATTTCCAGGACCTCCCGGACGGCGGCAACGTGACAGGCCTGGTCGGCGGCGAGTATGGCCTGATCTTCCAGGAAGCGGCCGTGCGGCGCATGACCTACGAAGGGGCGCCGATCGTCTTCCGCATCGACAAGATCGCCAACGAGCTCGGCTGCAGCATTCCCAACAGCCTCGCGGCCGTGTCGGACCTCGCGTTTTTCCTGCACAAGTCGGGCTTCTATATGATCCAGGGGGGTCAGACGATCGCGCCGATCGGCCGCGGCAAGGTCGACCGCTTTTTCTGGAAGGAATTCGACGAGACCAACCATTTCCGCAGCTCTGCCGCGATCGATCCGGTGCGCGGGCTCTATGTCTTCGCCTATCCGGCCAACGGCAACAACGGCACGCCCAACCGGCTGCTGATCTACAACTGGCGCGTCCAGAAATGGGCGCACGCGCAGTTGACTTGCGAGATCGTCTTCGGCGGCGTCAGCCAGCAGGGCTACACGCTCGACCAGCTCGACCCCTTCGGCACGATCGACACGCTGCCCTATTCCCTCGATTCGTCGTTCTGGAGCGGCACGGTCTCGCTGCTGCTGTTCGCCTTCGACACCAACCACAAGAGCGGGTCGTTCTCCGGCCCGTCGCTCGCGGCGACGGTCGAAACAACCGAGTTCAATCCCGGCAACGGCCAGCGATCGGTGGTGCGGGGCTGCCGTCCGCTGATCGATGGCGGCAATCCGCAGATCCTGCTCGGTTCGCGGGAAACGCAACAGGCCATGACCGCCTATGGTCTAGCCATCGGTCTCACGCCAGCCGGCATGGCGCCTCTCTATCGAAGCGGGCGCTACTTCCGAGTTCGGGCCACCATGCAGTCCGGCGACGTGTGGTCGAACATGCAGGGCATCGACGACCTCGATGCCCGGCCGATGGGGCAGCAATGACCACACCGGCTTCCGCCCTTCCTGCCCTGCCACCAACCGCCGACACGCGCTCGATTACCGAGCGGGTGAATGTGCTGATCCGCGATTACAACAACCCCATCGCGCAACAGCGTCTGGTGCCGTCCGGAACCGTGCTGCCGTTCGCCGGCACGACGGCGCCGATTGGCTTCCTCTTGTGCTCCGGCCAGGCGGTTTCGCGATCGACCTATTCGGACCTCTTCGCGGCGATCGGCACCACCTACGGCGCGGGCGACGGCAGCACGACGTTCAACGTCCCCGACCTGCGGGGCCGCGTGCCGGCCGGCAAGGACGACATGGGCGGCGGGGCCGCGGGACGCCTCACGAGCGGCGGCTCGGGTCTCGCCGGCACGACGCTGGGCGCCGCCGGCGGAGCGGAGACGCAGACGCTGACGACCGCGCAGATGCCCTCTCATAATCACGGACAGGCGGCAGGCGCCGGTTTTGTCACCTATGGTGGGGGTAGCGGCATCGCCACGCTGGCGAACGGCGCCGACATTCCTCTCTACACGGCCGGCATTACCAACACGGGCGGCGGTGGCGCGCACAACAACACGCAGCCCACGCTCATCCTCAACCACATCATCAGCACATGACCATGACCGCCACCGGCATCCCCCTGCGCCATCTTCACCTGGTCTGGCCCGACCTCTGGCCTCTGCTCGAGCCGGCAACACTGCTCGCGCCGGAGAAGCCCGATGTGCTGGGGCGCCTGCTCTCTCAACACGCGCAGCTCTGGGCGATCGTCGAGGATGGCAGCCCGGTGGCCGCGATCGTGACGGAAATCACGCTGTTGCCCGAGAAGCGCTGCCGCGTCTGGCTGGTCGGTGGAACGCGCATGCGTGACTGGGCTGGCGACTTCCTGATGACAATCGAGCGATGGGCACGCGCGCATGGATGCTCGGCCCTCTGGGGGACGCAGAGCCGCGCTGGATGGCTTCGCATCGTCAGGAAATTCGGTGGCAAGGAGGCCGGGATTGTCAACGGCCAGCCGACTTGGGAACGGAGGATCGCATGAGTGGCAGCGCGACGCCCGCACAGCAGACGCAGAGCACGTCGAGCAATAGCTCGAGCAACAGCACGACAGGTCCCAATTCAGTCATCGGTCCTACCCTCGGCTCGATCGCCGGCGGCTTGTCGAGCTATCTCGCAAATAATCCGCTGGCTCCCGGCTACTATCCGGGATCGACGGTGGCGCCGCAGTCACCGGCCACGATCTCTGCGCTCCAGTCGCTCTTCCAGCGCGGCGCCAATGGTTCGCCGGTCGTCAACTCCGCTGATGCTGCCGTCACCGCGGCGATGGACCCAAGCCGGCTTAATCTCAGCAGCAATCCCTATTTCCAAAACGCGGTTTCTGCCTACGTCCAACCGCTGAACCAGCAGTTTGCCAACCAGGTGCTTCCTGGCATTGCCGGCGAATTCGAAGGAGCCGGCCGCTTCGGCCCCGGCAACGCCAGTCAAAGCGCGACCGACCAGGCCGTGGCGCAGCTCACGCAATCCGAAGCCAACGCCACATCCGGTATGGCGAACACGGCCTATCAGCAGGCGCAACAGAACCAACTACAAGCCGCCAGTTTGGCGCCGACGCTGGCCAACCAGGACTACCAGAACATCGCGGCTATGGAGCAGGCGGGCCAGGCCGAAGACCAGTACGCGCAGGCCAATACCGATGCCGCCGTCGCCCGCTACAACGCCAACTCGATGGCGCAGCCGAACTACTGGACCAACATCGCCCAGATGCTGCAGAGCATCTATCCCGGAGGCACGACCAGCGGCAACTCGAGCAGCAGCGGCAATTCCTACGGCACGTACACACCGGCCAGCAATCCGACCTCGAGCTGGCTCGGGGGCGCCCTCGGCGCGGCGGGATTGGGCGTGCAAGCAGCGCAGATCCCAGGCGTTGCATCATTTCTCGGCGGTTTGCTTCCTGTCAGCGACGAGCGGCTCAAAACCGACATCAGGCCCGTCGGCAAAACCTATGACGGCCAAGATATCTACTCATATCGCTTTCTCGCGGGCGGTCCGACGCAGATCGGGCTCATGGCGCAAGAGGTCGAGCGGCGGCATCCCGATGCCGTGGTCACGCACCCCAGCGGCTACAAGATGGTTGACTACGGCCGAGCGCTGGCCACGCCGGCAGGAGGACTTCTGTGATGGCTGGCTTCAACTTCATCGATCCAAACTCGCTGCCGGCGCTCCTGCATCGGCCGCCCGGTCTCATCCCGGGGCCCATCCAGGCGCCACAGCTCGGCCCGTCGCCCGGTTTCCAGCCGCCGCCGCTGATGGGCGCACCGCAGATGCCAGGGATGCCCGGCATGCCGCAGCAGCAGGCACCGGGCTTCAACGTGCAAGACGGTGCCCGCATGCTCATGGCAGGCCTTGGCGCCTGGCGACCGTCCGGACAGCAGCAGGCGCCGACGCCGCTCGATCCCGCGGTGATGCCGTCGACGAGCTCGATCGACCGGGCGATCGATCCCTCACTTGGCACCCCGCAGCCCGACTTCCTGGGCGGCATGCCGCAATGGGCGCAAGCGAGTGGTTTTCCGCCGGACCTGTGGAATGAACTGTTTGGGCCAGGAGGTGGCAGTGGCTGACCTCTTCGGCGGCAACCCCTATCTCCAGGACCCGCGGTTCGCGCTGTCACCCGAGCAGCAGCAGAGCTACCGGCTTTCCCAGCTCGCCACCATGCTGGCCAATCTCGGCGCTGGCATCGCGAGCACCGGCGCGACGGGACAGCCGCGGTTCGCCGGCATCGCGCCTGGTGCTGCGGCAGCGACGCGCGGTGTCGAGAAGAACAACGCGCGCATGGCCCAGATGCTCGGGAAAATCGGAACGGGCGGCGTCTCCGGCTTCAACATGCAGCCGTCGCCCGTCCAGCTCGGCCCACAGGCGCCCAACCCCAACAAGCTGGCCGAGCTGGTCCTCAGCTCGATCGGCCGCGGCGCCACCCTGCCGGCAGAGAAGGAGAGACAGTGATGCCGCGGCCATGTTTCCAGCGAGCGCGGATCCACGTCGCGGCCCATGCCGCCGCGAGGGCGATGGCGACGTACACGATGCCGGGCGGGTTTGAGACCTGCAGGAAGATGGCGGCGATCGCCACGGCGGCGATGGCCGATAGCGTCCGGATGAACATGGGGAGACTCGACCATGGCTGATATCGGCGCCTCAAACTGGAACGAGTCCGACAGTGGCAACAGCACGGCAGCGCCGGACGGCGCGCCGGAGGGCATGGCGCCCAGCGGCGTGGACGACACCATGCGGGCGATGATGGGAGCCATCAAGCGCTGGTATGACTGGTCGATCCCGAAGCTCACCGGCGGCACATCGACGGCCTACACGCTGACCTACGCCGTGGCGCCCGGCGCCCTGGTCGATGGCATGACGCACATGGTGCGGTTCAACGCCGCCAACGGCGTCGGTGCCACGCTGAACGTCAACAATCTCGGCGCGAAGCCGATCTATGCCTACTCGGTAGGGGTCTGGTACCAGGCTCCTCCCGGCTTGGTCGATGTCGATACTGTCGTGCCGATCACCTACGACGCCACAAGCGGCAGCTACCGTCTCATCGGCTTGTCGAAGGACGCGACTGGCGCGGTGGTGCCGTTCGCGGGCGCGACGGCGCCGGCCGGCTATCTCTTGTGCTTCGGCCAGGCGGTCTCGCGCACCGCCTATCCTGGCCTCTTCGCCGTCTGCGGCACGACCTACGGCGCGGGCGATGGCAGCACGACGTTCAACCTGCCCGATCTCCGCGGCATCGTTGCGGCCGGCAAAGACGATATGGGCGGCTCCAGCGCCGGCCGCTTGAGCAGCCAGCTCGCCAGCACGACGCTGGGCGCAAGCGGTGGCACGCAGCAGGAAAGTGCAAGCGTGTCTGTCAGCGGTGGAACGTCAGGTAGCCTCTTAGTCAACACTACTAGCTCCAGCATGAACAACGAGAACGTAGACACGACGTTCTCGGCCGGGGCGGGCTCTACACTAACCGTTGCAGGGACCGGGCACATTCACGCCAATGTGCTATCTAGCGGCACTGCTAGCGGCACCCTTGGCGTATCAGCCAGCGGCAGCACGGCCACTGTTACCAACGTGCAGCCCACCATCATCCTCAACCAGATGATCAGGATCTAGGAGAACACCATGGCAGTCACATCCACCGCCGTCACCCGCCATCCCAACGGCTGGAGCTTCGCCTCCGCAACAGGCGGCATCGTCAACAGCGCGGTGGCCGTAACGGTCGCCGCGTCGCCCCCCGATAACAACCGCAACTACATGACGGGTCTGCAGATCCAGACCGCTACCCTCGGTGGTGCGACGGAATTGGCGGTCAGGGATGGGGCCGGAGGCACCGTGCTCTGGCGCACCCAGCTTCAAACCGGGCCGCTCGGGCTGACGGACATCGAGTTCGAAATGCCGCTCCAGGGCAGCCCCACCAACCTGCTGGAGGTGGTGACGCTGACGGCCGTCACCGGCGGCGTCTACGTAAACGCCCAAGGTTACGCGGCGCCGTGACCACGGAAGAACGCCTGGCCCGCTCGGAAGTGATGATCGCCGAGCTGAAGGACGACATCAAGGAACTCCGGTCCGAGGTGCGTGAGCTGCTGCAGGCCGCGCATATGGGTAAGGGCGCCTGGTGGCTGATCCTTCGGCTGGGCGCGGTTCTCGCTGCGTTTGCCGCGGTCATCGGCTGGGTGTTCGACAAGTGGCCCCGCAAATGAGCGTCCTGCGTTCCTTCTCGTCCGCCATTTTCATCGGCGACAAGCAATGGGCGCTGCGCCGGCGGGCGCTGTTCGTGAGTCTGGTGACGATGCTCGCCGGCATCATCAACTCGATCTTTTTCGATCCTGTCATGGAGCACGCGAGCCTGGTGCTGCGCGAATGCAAGGATGGCCTGCTCGTCGTGCTCGGCCTCTACGTGACGGGTGTCGTGGCAGACGACCATCTCAAGCGCCAAACCGAACAGAAGGTTGGACAACCATGAGTTTCAGCGATTCCGACTACCAGGCAGCAGCGCAGCGCCTCGGTGCGCCCGTCGCGCATGTCAAGGCGATCGCCGATGTCGAGAGCGCCGGCGAGACCTTCTGGATGATTGATGGCCAGCAGCTGCCGCCGGTGCGCCTTGAAGCACACTGGTTCGGCAAGCTGACCGGCTACCGCTTCAACGCCAGCCGTCCCGATCTGTCGTCTACCGAATGGAACCCGGCGCTCGCGGCGAACACGCGCGCCGGCGCCTGGGCGCAGGTGAGGGCGGCCGAAGCGCTCGACCGGACCGCGGCGCGCGGGGCCACGAGTTGGGGCGCGTTCCAGGTCATGGGATTCAACTGGCAGGGTCTGCGCTATTCGAGCGTCGACGAGCTCGTCGATGCCATGCAGCTCGAGAGCGGCCAGCTCGACGCCTTTGCCCGCTTCATCGAGGCTGATCCGGCGCTCCGGGCTTCTCTCGCGATCGGAGCCTGGCAGGACGTCGAGAATCGCTACAACGGCGGCGGCTTCCATGGTGCCTATGCCGCGAAGCTCGAGGCGGCCGCCGATCACTATAGCAGCGGGGCGGTGGCGTTGCCGCGTGCCCTGCGGATCGGCGACAGCGGCGGCGACGTCATGGCCCTCCAGAAGGCGTTGTGCGTCATCGCCGATGGCATATTCGGCCCAACAACCGATGCCGCAGTCTGCAGGCTGCAGGCCGAGCATAGGATGGTGGTCGACGGCATCGTCGGCGCCATGACGCGGCGAGCATTGAGCGCTGATGCGCTGGCGGTGGCTGCATGAGCGCCCTGATCGCGCGAGTGGCACCTTGGTCGCTGATCGCGCTGGCGATCGCAGGCGTCGTCATCTGGGGCCTCTGGGGGCGCCTCGAGGCCGCCAATTCGAAGCTCGACGCCGCCAACGCCGTCATCGAGCAGGCCGAGAAAGACAAGGTCGCCAATGCCAAGGCCGTCCAGCAGCTCGCCCAGAAGCTCACCGACACCGAAACCAAGGTCGTCACCGTCACGGAGAAGGTCTATGCCGCACCGGTCACGCGCGATTGCGCTCAGTCTCCTGCCATGCGTGCTGCTTCTGACGGCCTGCGGCAGCTCTTTCCAGCCGGTCAAGCCGACGATCGACGCCAGCCTGCTCCTGCCGTGCCAGGATCCGCAGCTGGCGCCGATCGAGGCCAGCGACAATGAGCTCGCGGCCGAACGATTGCGAGTCGCCAAAGCCTATCTCGACTGTAAGGCGCGGCACGGCGCGCTGGCCGACAGGGCAAAGTAGTCACTCTGCCGGCGCACCTTGGCTGATTGGCGGGGCTGGCTGCCGTACGCCAAGCAATCGATCAGCCAATGACCGAATCGCCCGCCGCCCCGGAACCTCCACCAAGCGATAAGTGCCGGCCGCGAAGAAAACGGCCAGAGCCAAGGAAATCAAGATGTTAGCCACATAGTAGGCTACCGCAGCCCCATCAAAGCTGACGACCTGATCCTTGAATGCCATGCCAGGCGCCAGGACATGGAACAGGTAGAGCGAATACGAAATTGTGCCGATAAAGACGATGCCGCGGCCGGTCAAGAGTCGATTCGGCATCGAGTTCGATCGGGCGCCGATCATCAGCAGCGCTGTTGCGATCGAGGCAAACAGTGTCGGCGAGATCTGCGCGCGCAGGGCAACAAGCAGATAGATGATCAACAGGCCGACTCCGCCGGCGTCACTGGCGGCCCTCATGACGCCGGCGGCCACCGGCAGGCGAGAGATGCGGTAGGCCATTACGCCGATGCCGAATTGAAGCGCCACCGCTAGCGGCGACAGGTGAAACAGCCACCGTTCCCAATCCCATTCGTCCCAGCCGATCGGCATCAGACAACTCCGAAAGGCCCATCCAAGGTCGACCAGCGTCCACGCCGCGGCGAAGAACCCGACACCAAGGATGATCGACTTACGGCGCCCGTCGGGTAGCAGGGCGGCCAGTACCGCGCCGAGCCCGAACATCAGATAGAGGCCGCATTCGGTGCTCAAGCTCCAGGATACGCTGAACGCATCCTCAATCGCGACGACACCGCCAAACCTCATCGGCCACCAAGTATGCAAAAGCAGCAAGTGCGGCCATAGATAGTCTTGGGTCGCCGGGTCCGAGAGATCACGCAGCGGCGGATTGCGCAACACGATCAGCACGGTGAACAGGAAAAATGCTGGGTAGAGCCTCGCGAACCGATAGAAGAACAGCCGTACCAAATTGTAAAGTGGTCGATCACGCCAATCCCAGTGGCTATAACTCAGCGCGATGACAAAGCCGCTTAGCGTGAAGAAGATCGGCATTCCGATGTCGCTGAAATTCGTCCATTGCAAGATCTGAGGTGGCATCGCCTCCAGTGGTGTGATTGCGCACCACTGGGCGAAGTGCGCGATCACGATCATCAGAGCGGCCATGCCTCTCAGGCCCGTGAGGGAAGGGATTTCGCGAGACTTTCGATCAGCGACCATCGCCCCAGACTACTGCATGCCCAGGTATCTCCTCAAGCAACGACGCCCGGATGCCACCACTGGAGCGGCCCGCTCGGTTAGGCGTTGAATCAGTGAGGGCCAGGCGGACCGTCTGAAATTCCGAGATCCTGGCTGATTTGTTGAAACACGTAAAAGGAGAATCGCTCGTATATCCGCATGACGCGATAGCGCGAACACGCGGGTCGGATATACGCGCTCGATCAAAGCGGTGGTGCTTTATATTAGCTTGAATAACACCCCAAAGAGCCCAGCAAGCGTGAAGAGCGATGACCGGCCGGATGCTGCCATCGGAACGGCCGATCCGGCAAGGCGTTGAATGAATCGCTGCGGACTCACGTCTGCTATCGCGTCAACCGCTAGTGACAGCATCGACATCAGGCATTGATGACGGCGCTACCATAGGCCGTTACCATCCGCCCGTCTTCGGGAGATTCTTCGTTGGGACTTGTCCGACTTTTTCTGGCGTGGGTGGTTGCCGCCGATCATTGGAGCGTGTTCGTTCTACGACCCCAGTCCGTCTTCCTCGACGACGAATACAAATTCGGGTTCAACGCCGGCTACGCCGTGATGTTCTTCTATATGGTCAGTGGATTCCTGATCACCTATACCCTGACAAGAAACTATGATCGCGATCTGCGCGGGACCTTCAAATTCTATAAGAATCGATTCATCCGGATCTTTTCCCTCTACTGGCCGCTGGTCGTTCTGACATTTCTGATGTTCGGCTGGGCGTGGGACAGATTCCTGTCGGCAAGCCTCCCCGACAAACTGACGGGTATCTTCCTGCTGGGAATGGACTGGCGGGTCGCCTTCGCGGACTATCCAAAGATTCATTTTGATGCCGCGATCGGCGGCCTTCATCAAGCCTGGACCTTGGGTGCTGAGCTGACTTTCTATCTGGCCGCGCCGTTGTTGATGCGCTCATGGAAGATCGGCGCCACGTTGTTGGCCGCTTCTTTCGGCCTGCGGGCAGCTTTCGTGATCGCGCTCGGCAACGACCTGCACGATGTCTGGACTTACCACTTCGCCGTGACGACTTTCGGCTTTTTCATGTTGGGGCACTTGATCTGCCTGGCCAACCAGCGGTGGCGCCCGCTTTCACAGCCAGTCATGGGGTGTGTCCTCCTCGCCTGCTCGTTTGCAACCATGCTCTTCGGCGGCACCTACGTCGGCTATGACAGCGTACGGTTTTGGGGATCCGTTCTCTTTTTTGCGGCGGCATTGCCCGGCCTTTTCGAGGCGACCAAGGGAATACGCTGGATGAATCTGGCCGGCGACCTTTCGTATCCGATTTACCTCGTTCACACTTCGGTATTGATCCTGTTCGCGCCGGCGCTGCTCGAGTTCGCCTTGCCGCTCACCCTCCTGCCTCCTGCTGTAGCGGGTTATGTCTCGATCGCAGCGTTTATTGCCGTAACGACCTTGGTGGCCCTCCTGATCCACAGGATTATCGAGGTCCCCGTCGCGCATGCAATGCATCGCATTGCAGGGCGTCCCGGTCTGAGGCCGTTGCTGTAATCGCCTGGCTTTCGCCCGACTGCACCGAATGACAGTGCAAAGGCACGTCATACGAATTTGGATACCTGATTGGCGGACCCGGCGAGATTCGAA